TAAAGAGTGTTTGAATTTAAGTGGTCGAATGGGAACAGTTGTGGTGTCATCCCAGGTTACAAGTTCTTCCTTATCAGTTTTATCGTGCATATACAATTGCAATAATGCATAATGGATCACCTTTATCAAATCTTTACGATAATCTTCTCGAGTGCCTTTCTTTCCATATCTTTGAGAATATTTCATGATATTCCCTATGAAAAATCCTTCACCATGTCCAGTGTCCATTATGAATTCTACAGCCTGTTTTCCATCTTTTGCATAATGTTCGCTATAAGTTTTTTCTATTTGAGCTCGAATTTCTTCGAGATACGCGTCCTCATTAAATCTAAAGTCTGTCATTAAAAAATCCCATTAACGAATTATCATCTCTACTTATTTCTTCTTGGATGTCTTGTGCATTGTTATTCTGCATCATATATTTGTTCTTAACCCATTGTCTATTTCCAAGAAGACTTTCTTTAACTTCCATCGCCATATCTTCAGCAGTTCTAACTGGAACGTTCTGACAGATATGATTTGCTGGATATTTATTACCGGACTTGACCATCATAAAGTCATCAGGCATTCCCATGATTGATAGAGCTTCTCTATATGTTATGAATCTGTCTTCTACTGGATGTGTAAGTGAAACGGGATAATGACCAACAAAGGCTCCGATGTAATCTTTCGGAACGATAATGCCGCGGCGCATGATGCCTCCGCCGGCTTTTAGCTTATTATATCTATATATACACTTCTCCACCTCTTTTGGATAATTGTTTTTCTCCATCCATTTAGATAGTGTAAGATAATCAATACCTTGTTTCTCGATATAGGCATAAACACATACACCACGAGCTGATGATGCTTCTATGGTTGCAGCATGTTCTGCATGACTAATGCCACCCCGCAATTCTTCTAAAATGTATCTGTAATATGGATCATCAGTTGGAGTCTTTTTGTTGATAACTTCTTGCATCGAATTTATTTTACTAGCACTGAGGATAGTATCTTCTATCGTAACTCGTGGCTTGTTGTAATAATTGAAAATGGGAACTTTATCACCTTCCCAAAAGAAGTAAAATGATCTTTCTCTTACCTGTGGAACGCCATGAAGAAGACTTTTGGTTCTATATACGCTCATGCTATATCCAGCTTCGTCTGCTATTTCTAGCATTTCAGCTCGAACATTCTTACCGATCTTTCCAGCAAAACCTGGAGCGTTTTCTCCCCAAAGAACTTTAGGCTTTGCTTCTTGAAGAACATACTTAGTCGTATTGATCATCCATTTGTTATTTTCATTATGATCACCAAAGCCAGCTGAAAGCATTGATAGACCAGCACATGGACATACTGAAGAAATGATATCAACAGAACTAGATGGTTTCTGACCATTATCAAGAACATGATAAGGCACTTCATTATCGTAATATTCTAAGAGGTGTTTGTCATTGTCATAGAATGGTGTATATGACATAATGTATTCGGGTCTAGAACCGAATACATTATGTGATGCAATTGTTTCGCCACCAATCAATGGTACTATCGACGCATGTTTCATTTGAATAATTTGTCTTTCATATATTTTAATCCAGCATCAAAATTCATGCTCATAGCTTCATTTATATTCGTGTTGCTTATTATATATGGGCTTAAATCTATGTCATATGAATCTTCCACGTCTTTTACGAAACAACTTTCGTGTATGAGTGGAATACAATCATGATGAACACTCTCTAATAATCTATAAATCGAAAAACAGTCTTTCTCATATGCTGGCATTATGAGAGTAAAATCTGAATTATGAATGTACCGAAGATACTCATTTCTTGGAATGAATGTGTTTATTTCATCTATTTTATTCTTAACGAACAAAAGCTTTTCATATTTGGAGTCGAGCGAATTGTATATCTCTTGGACTATGTCGTGAGTGGGTTTGCGCTCTTTTGTGATGTACGAATAACCGAAAACAAAATCAAAATACTCCATCGAATATGTTACTGATGTTGTTAGAAGATATTCTTGGAATGAATCTAGTCTTTTAATTCCAAGCTCTGGTATATCGTATCCATGATACACTATAACATCTTTCTTCGGCTTAATTCTTTCGTCTTTGACCATAGCAAGAGAAAATTCACCGGGATCATAACACACTTCATATATTTGTGCATCGTTCCAGTTGGCAATTTTTAAAACAAGATATAGTGTGACGTACAACTTACACACTGATATGTAGCGCATATAGTCGTGTCTGTCTAAACATCTATCTAATTGATCTGGCCACTTACGTTTTAATTTGGATCCTTCACTAAGTGAACCACCAAAAATCCAAATATCATCTATTTTTACATCTTTGAGTAATGATATATCATTGTAATAGTCTATCCAAGTTGTGTAACCCTTCTCATAGACATTAAATACATCTTGATCAAAACGAACAGACTCATCCACTTTAATTGGAACATATTGAACAACTTTGTCAGTTTTGTATGGATGTAACAGTATTACTTTATCATACTTATCTTTCAAATGGATGACTTGTCCATATAAACTATCAAAGTCTGATAAGAATGGTCTGTTAACGACGAGGAGACATGTTTTCATTTATAAATTTCTCACTTACTTGCAGAGCCATATTTACTGCCTGATGCATATCCAGATAACTGTATGTACCGCATCTACCCACGAACGTTACTTTATCATTTATGATTGCTTTGTATTTATTATAGATTTTTCTGTTGTTACCAGAAACGTCTTTAACTGGATAATATCGTTCTAGATTATTGTCCTTATAATCACACGGTTCTTCATACGTACACACTGTGTAAAATGAATTTTCACCATGATTGGGGAGCTGTGACCATTCTGTTACTCTAGTAAATTTCTCATCGTCTGTAAAATTTACTGTTGGAGTTGGCATAGCAATCTTCGTTTTAAAGAAGCATTTTGTATCAAATTTAATGGATCTATATGGCAGTTCACCATGAGATGAATTGTAATATTCGTCGATTGGCATACTATTAAAAACATGATGATAGCTATCTTCCATAGACTTATCGAATTCAGCATTTAAAGACAGACGAATGTTTTGATGGGATATGATATTATGAACTAGTGATGTATATCCATTGTCTGGAAGACACTGATATTTGTCATCTGGAAAATAGAACTCGTTCATATCATCTCTAATAGGAACTCTATTGATGATCTCTGGATTTAGTTCTTCCAATTCCATTCCCCACATTTTGCGAGAATATGGTCTAAAGAAAATATCGAGAACATTCTCTTCGCCGACAATATCTTTAGTTTCTTTGTTTACTGGCAATGTGACGAACTGACCGTCTTCAAGAAGTGCTTTAACTTTATGTTTATATGAAACCCAATTGGTATATTTAGAAAGATATTCAAACACTCGAACATTATTCGTATGAAACAAATGTGGTCCATACTTATGAACTCTTATATTTCCATCATCGTTAGCATATTGATAGTCGTATGCATTACCAGCGATATGATCTCTCTTTTCGATTATATCAACAACATACCCAGCCTCTGCCAATTGACGAGCAATAACAGCACCGGTAAATCCAGCTCCGACTATTAAAATCTTTTTCATGAGTGTTGGAAACCAATCATTGTTTCGAGTTCATTACGTGTAACATCTTTATTAAGTGGATGGTTATCATATAGAGCATCTCTCTGATGTTTAGCGAAAGCTGTTCTTTGAGTCAAATCCATCGCTTCGATGTCTTCAGCTCTTCTAGATGCAAGGAATTGATCTTGATAATAGACAAACAATTCTTTTTGATCACCAATTAGAATTGAACCAACGTCAGCAATTTGAAGTGGACGAGCTCTCCACCAACCTGAACCAGAGTGGAAATATCCCGGCATCAAGCAACCCCATTGCTCACCATATACTCTACACATTTGATCTTCAGTAAGACGTTCAGTCTTCTCGGCACCTCTTCTAGCACCGTAAGTATTTACTTTCCATGTAGCATTCTGAAGCTTCAGCCATTTCAAAGTTTTCTTCTGAACAAGGGACGCGAAATTCCATTCTTCTACTTTGTCTTCTGGTGCTACATCATCACCAAAAATAGTGGTAATTCCACTCATAAAATTGTTATCTGGTGTTCTATTATAGTGATACGGGTTTGGATTGAATCTAACAATCTTATCAGGGTTCCAATCCAAATTTAGCAATGATAGATCACCCTTATCGAATGCAGAGATTAGAAGTGTGCTGTTCTTTTCGAAAATAATTTCAGCAGCCGCTTCAAAGTTTGATGTGTATGATTTAAGAGTCTCTACAGAATAACGAGTGTTCTGAAGATCAACCAAATATCCTCTGAATGCCGAGTCATTTTTGTCAGCAAGGTTTTGTCTAAAGCCACGAAGTCCGGCATAAATTTGATCTACTTGCCAATCATCGAATGCGAGAATTGCATCTGGTCTTTGTGATAGTGCATATGCACCAGAATAAAGATTTTGGCAGAATGCTTGGGGGCTATGGAGATATATGATCACTTCATCATATGATGTAAGATCTTCACCAAGAGTAACTTCGCGTTGCTCTACCACATATCCCATATCACGAAGGCATCTCAGTAAAGCATAATGTGAGGGAACAACTTTAAGCTGTTGTCTGAAGAAGAAATCCTCAGTACATTGCATTTTATTAAAACCAGTTACAAGTATTTTCTTCATATTAATTTTCCATTATCATATTATCATTCAAGTCAAATCTCATTGCATCAATACCACCCTCTTTGAATATTTGATAAGAAAGTTGGTATGACGTATTCCACTTTTCAGGAATATCTCCAGGATGCTGCATTATTACTTTATTTATGCCAACTTGGCGGACGGCCTTAGCACATTCTGAACAAACTGGAAGACCATAAACATAAAGTGTCGTATCTAGGAGTGATACTCCATTAAGACCGGCGTTATATATCGCATTCATTTCACCGTGAACCATGTATTTATACTTGGTTTCTCGATCATTCAATCTCTTATTTGAATCTATAATTCCTCGAGGAAATCCATTATAACCCTGAGAAATAATTTGACCGTGATTGCCAATTATTATAGCACCAATTTGTGTTGATGGATCTTTAGACCAAGTAGAAATCTCTCTGGCTAAATTCAAATATCGTTTTGTCCACTTATTCATATAGCCTCTTACAATTATTAAAATGATATCTTGTCATATTTGGTCCCGATCCAGACTTTTCACAATGCGGGCATTTAACTAGTTTTAATTTGTGTTTTTTGCCGATTTGGGATTTTGAGAGATTTTTACGAATCTCATCAGCTTTCTCTTTACCATGAATTTCATCAAAAGTTTTGCCCCT